ATACGCACGTAGTGACTGGGACTTGCACGACATATTTTGTGTGCTGTATAGCAAACGAGGAGGAACCAAAGAGGACTTTAACAATACAACTGTGCGCCTGTACAAGCGTGACCTACGCTTGTTTGATGCATCGATCAGCGCACCGATTCTCGAACACATGAAAAAGGGGCGAGTTGTGTACGCCGAATCAAGTTTTTAACCAAGGAGAAAACTATGAAATCTAAACACGTAACGAACGTAGAGCTAATCAACAAGCTCATGACGCACTCACAGCAGGGCGTACTAATGCAGGCATTCATCATCGAAGCTATCGCTAAGTACGCAGAGCAGACCAAGGTCGCACCGCCTTGGTCTACGGACAACACGTTCATTAGCGAAGCCGCATGGCGTGCGTGTGCTGACGAGGCATTGGAAGCAATCAACAACAGGAGTAAGTAATGACATTGGAAGAGAAACAGGAGGCAATTCTTTTACTTAAGAAAGCACAAGCGCTTATCAAGCATATGAATGAACAGTCACGCATTGATAGGTCGTTGTATTTATGTATGGACTTATACGACGATATGTTTGAAGAGCTAGATTCAATTATTAACAAACTAGGAGAGACAGAATGAAAGCAATCTTAATCAGCGTGTCGGGCATGATGCACCCGCCATTCAGCAATCACTTCACAGATAAGTGTGTCATCTTACCCGCAGAGTTATCTGACTCTATGCGTGATGAGGTGCTGCGTAACTACTGTGATGTGTTTTATGTGTTCACCTCTGGTGATCCTATCGTGGGCGAGCATCGCTCGTTCACTATCTTTTCATTCGATGTACTCGAAGAAATGGAGGTAGCCCTAGCCTGAGCAACAGGCGTGTTCGTTAGTCGGGGAACTTGTTCCCCATTCTTTTTATACATCAAGGAGAAACGTATGTTTCAAATAACTAGATTCGTGATGGAAGATTTCATTGACTCACTCGATCAGGTGATCTACATCGTATCGTTCAAGAAGCGCTACATGGTGTACAACGCATCCCGTAGGCGTCTCGTCTGCTCAGATGTGCTGCACATGGGGGCGGGCAAAGCCCCCCTTGATCTGATTACGACAGACAACCTGTCTGTGTGGACTCGTACCTCACGCTATCGTGTCAACCCCGATGAGAATCTTGCACCTCGTGCTTTGACTTATCGAGAGGCTGTTGTCGAGAGCCGTGATCGCTACGATATGCACCAGATGATGCGCCGTCTGTTGCTACCCGCTAGCATTGACAATAGTAGGCTTGATCGCAGTGAGCGCAACTTGTTGATCCACAGGGTCGATCGTGTCATTGAGGGGTATGCGAGGAAGCATGACTCCAATGCGGACTCACCGCCTAGCTCATCCGCTACGTTCAAGGACTCGTGGTATCAACACCCTGTTGCCTACAAGCTTGCAATCAAAACCTATCGTGACTTCGGGCATCTCGTTGCTCGTGCCAAGGCAGGTGATGAGTCCATCACGAACGATGATCTTCGCTCTACGTTCTTCAACCTAGCCAATCGTTACAGCGATGCCACGAGCCATGTTGAGAATGCATTCAATGCCATTGAGGGTATGGGTGACATGGAAATCACGCACTGCGACTGTGGTCACTACGAGGACAGCAACAACACACACGATGTGCGTAACGATACGTGGTGCGACTCGTGCTTCGATGATGAAGCTGTGTATGTCGAAGATCAAAACGAGTACTGGCCTCGTGACGATGCGTACTACTGCGAGAGCGATGACAACTACTACTCGTATGAGCGTACCGATGACGATGATGACGATGACGATGACGACAGCGATCAACCGATCATGTCGTACTCTACCAATGTGCTCAATGTTCTTGGCAATGAGTCTGGCATCAAGTCGTCTCACTTCGGTGAGTTCACGATGGGCATCGAGCTTGAGATGACTTCGGGCGACAACGACAGCTACTGCGCCGCTGAGCTTGTGCGTAGCCGTTTGGGTTCTGCATACTGCATCATCAAGAGTGACGGCTCGCTTCCATCCAATGGCTTCGAGGTCGTGACTTCTCCGCATGGTCTTGCCACGCACATCGAGAAGTTCAAGGCTTGGGAGATCGACCCCGCCTATCGTGCATGGAACACAGGCAAGTGCGGTATGCACGTACACATTGACTCTCGTGCCTTCACGCAGTTGACGCTGGGTAAGTTCTTGATGTTCATCAACAGTAGTGGCAATGTTGACTTCATTCGCAAGATTGCAGGTCGCCATCCCGCTGTCGATGACCAAGCCCGTAGCTACTGCGCCGCTGAGCACCAGTCCATCCTTGCCAACCCCAAGAAGGCTGTCAAGGGTAAGTCGGGTGAGCGCTACCGCATGGTCAATATGTGCAACCTCGGTGGTCGTGAGGCTCAGCGCTTGGGACTCAGCATGGACAACAGCTACAACGGCAAGTACAACACAGTTGAGTTGCGTATCTTCCGTGCATCACTCAAGAAGGAACGTCTGCTTGCACAGATTGAGTTCACTCATGCGTCTGTCATGTTCTGCCGTGTCGCATCGTGGCGTGATCTCAACGGCACATCGTTCGTCAAGTGGCTCAAGACTGTGGCTGGTCAGTACCCTGCGTTGACTAAGTGGTACGGCGTGCGCAATGTACATACATCCACACCGACAGTCATTGCACCAGCGCAGGACACTTGCTCTGACGCTGTTCCTCTTGCCCCTTCGCAAGTGTCTCGCTTTGCCCACGGGCATGACCATCGCTATGCATTCGAGATACCTTATGACGATGGCGATGGTATGCGTGACTACGCTAACCGATACGGGCTTCACTTCACCTTCTTCAGGGTGATCGGCTTGCAGTTGGCGGTGTTCCCGTACGGGGGCAACGATGAGCACATCAGCGAGATCGATGTGATCTATGTGCGTGACAACGATATGTGGCGTCTTCAAGAGGACAGCTTCAACGAACTGATTATGGGTCACGACCCTGTACCTGCCAACTCAGTCTCTGAGTAATCAACAACCAAACGGGGAACTTGTTCCCCATTCTTTTACATCAAGGAGTTTTATTATGTGTCTTATTATTACTGGTCAGTCTGCCAAAGTTCGTTCAACCTTGCTCAATACACACGGGCTACTGAGCGACATCTTCACATCCAACCCTGACGGCATTGGGTTCATGTATGGCTCAACCAAGGGTCTCAAGGTCACCAAGACTTTGCCCAAGAATCTTGGCGATGCTACTGCATTCATTCAGCGCTTGCCCAATGACGATCGTGAGATTGCCATTCACTTCCGCTGGACTACACACGGCAAGACTGACATGGTTAACTGCCATCCGTATGATGTGATTCCTGGCTTCATCGCCATGATGCACAACGGCATCCTGCACACAGGCAATGCTGCTGACAAGGACAAGTCAGATACATGGCACTTCATCAATGACTACTTGCATACTGCTGTGTCCTCTGCCCCTGATCTTGTGTACGACAAGGGCTTCGTGTCTATGATGGAGGAGTTCATCGGCAACAATCGCTTCGTGTTCATGAATGGCGAGGGTCGGATGCAACACGTTAACTTCGATCAGGGTATCGAGCACGATGATCTGTGGTTCAGCAACACCTATGCGTGGACACCATCACGCCTGATCCCTAGCTACAAGAGTGCGACTATGCTCAAGGCATACAAGTACACAGGCAGCTATGGTAACTACATGGATGATGAGTACGATGAGATGAACGACTACAACGCAAGCTTCGGCATCAAGCCTCGTGGTGTCAGCGCACACAGCGCTGCTTACGATGAGACAGCGTACGACTTTCCCGATGACGAGGATGGCTTCGTTCGCCCTGAGCTTGATGATCTTGCTACTGCTCTGACCGAGTGCGACATTCAGACCATGGAGATATGGCTTGAGGAGATGCCTGCGTACACCATCACTACGCTACTGCACGCTTTCGAGGCATCAGCACTTAGCTACTCGCCTCGTGCTGATCTGTGCGTACCCGATCAGCTTATCTATGATATGTTGCTCGAGGGTGATGCGTCTGGGCTTATCAGCTATGCGACCAAGTCTTACTCTGCGTCAAGCAGTATTGCCGAGGTCATCTGCTACTACACGCAATGGGATGTACGTGCACCTGTGTCGTTCAAGCCAACATTGCCTGCACTGTTGACCTGATGTGTAGCGGGGGTTCGCCCCCGCATTTTTAAACCAAAGGAGAAAGTAAATGATGTACGTAGTAAGAAACCACAACCACACAGTACTCGGTGTGTTCGATAACAAGGATGACGCTGAGAAAGAGGCCAAAGAGTATCGATACCAAACAGGCAATCCCGCCTACGTAGATGAGGAGCACGAAGATGAAAGTTAAAGAACTGATCGCACTACTGCAACAGTGCAACCCAGACACAGAAGTTTATAGCTTCAACGACCACGACATCCACGCCATCACTATGGTGGACGAGATTGACGAGTGGGTACACCTCAACTTAGGAGAGAAACAATGATGACTGGATGGGAGAAAACAGAAAGAGTAGTACTTTTGTTATCCGTGATTGTACTAATACTGGATCTTTTATACTGGAGACCCTATTGACTTATGTCCAACCCTAGACAAATAATATAAACTCAAGGAGAAATAATGAACAACCCACCTTACGACACGGGTAAGGTCAAGATCGGCTTGACCTACTCACCCCCGCCTCCCCCTACTACGCCTGAATCCGACTGGATACAGGGCGTACTGCTTGGCGACAAGCAAGGGATGGATGAGCTTACGCTCGCAACAGTACAGTCCATCGGACTTATTGCTTTTATCGTTATCGTCATGCTACTAACAGGAGGAACCTCAAATGCCTGACATCCAAACTGCCCTTAAATCTGCCCTTAGCAGAACCATACAACAATGGGACGATGACGGGGAACAAGCTCCCCAACCTCTTACTATCAACACTACTGTCAACAACTCTGTATCCGCACCTTCTCAGGGACTTCCAATGCTAAATCACCACAAAATAACCAACAATGTGTCTCGTGAAACCTTTGCGTACATAAGAAACAACCCCGGCTCTACGCGTCAAGAGATCATTGCCGACCTTGAAAACAAAGGTTTTAGTAGGGGGTCTATCTCCTCGCTAATAGCACAGATGCGCAGAAACAAAATGGTGCACGACACCAACGGGCTGTGGTACGCAGACATCGATGAGTTCATACCCATCAAGAACATCAACTACGCCAAGAAGAAAGCGTCTACAGCACCCACCACAAGCGTGTCCAAGAAGGGCGTGACAGGCATCGGTGCGTTGCTACGTGAGAAGCTAGAGAACACCCCCATGCCTATGCAAGATGCGCTTGATGCCGCGGCTAGAGCGATGGAGCCTGCGCCTATGCCCAAACGTATGATCTCGGTTGTGCGTACGAAGACACCGCACGACATTCTCAAAGACATGACTGTGTACCAAGCGCATGAGTTGTATGTGCACTTGAAGCAAATGTTCGGAGGCTAAGATGAAAGACAAGAACACACCAGCGTTTCCGTTCGTTGCTGAAGACGAGTCGGGCATGATGATAAACATGGGCATGAGCCTGCGTGACTATTTTGCGGCTAGGGCTTTGCCTACTGCAGTGAAGATAAACACACACCAATACAGCAGGGAACTTGGTAAAGAATGGTACTGGGACGACGATGAAGATGCCGCGTTTGCTGCAAGCGTTGCGTACAACCTAGCAGACGCTATGCTGAAAGCGAGGGAAGCATGACACAAGATGACGATGACATTCAAGACTACGTTCGCCCTTGGGTAGGACTGACTGATGAGGAGATTAAGCAAATGGGGCTTGATAACTACCGACAAGTTGTGCGTGAAGTAGAAGCCAAACTCAAGGAGAAGAACACATGATACACACAGACGAAGACGATGAGTTCGAGCGTATTGATCGTGAGAACGCCATGAAAGGGCAACCCTATCACTACGACGTTTACGTATCGCCATCACAGCGCAACCAAGTGCTGGAAGAGGTTGCCAAGGCGTTTGACGCAATGAAGAATGGCGGAGACACAACGGCAAGCTTTGCCATCTATGTAAGAGGTATGAAAACGTGAAGAGTAATCACAACACCCTTCGTGAACTGCTTAAGCGGCACCCCGATGGTTTGAAGTCAAGCGATATGGCCAAGTTTACTGGCCTAGACGTTCGCTCTGTCAACAAATCATTGGAAAGCGTGTTCGGTGTGTACATCGATCGGTGGGAGAAGTCAACCTACCGCAACACCTTAGCCGCCGTTTGGGTTGTCGTTGACGTACCTGAGAACTGTCCAAAACCAGAAAACATGGGCAGGCGATCGCGTGAACGGATACGCAACCCTGCCGACGCTGTATTCTTAAACAGAAAGAGAGAAGAGAATGACTAAAGACATAGAAGAAACACGCGAACTCAACAGCAAGCGCGATAAAGTGCAAGCCGCCGTTGAAATACTTAAGGCCGCAATGGGCAAGCAAGAGTCTAACATCGGCATTTCTGCGCTCATGAGCTACATGTGCATGCTTGCGTACCACAATAAATACCCGCTTGAGATGATGATTGCCTACATCACAACGCTTTACGAAATGCAAGAGGAACAGTCCAATGGCAGAAACACCTGAATCAAAAGTAAAGACGGCTGTGCGTAAGCTGCTTGACGTGCTGAAAATCTACCACTTCATGCCCCCTGCTAACGGCTTTGGCCGAGCGGGTATACCTGACATCATTGGTTGTATGGATGGGCACTTCATCGCCATCGAGTGCAAAGCGGGCAAGGGGCAGACCACACCTTTGCAAGACCGAGAGCTTAACGCCATACTCAATGCAGGCGGTACTGTGTTTATTGCGCGTGAGCACAACCTTGATGACTTAAAACTACTACTGGAGGCCAAACAAGATGAACTACGAGGACTTTAGCGGCTCAATGTCTGAGGCTGAACTGCACCGCAGGGTGACGGCCATGTCAGACGAAGAGCAAGAGCACTTTAAACTACTGATCCACAAACTGGTGATGTGCTACGGAGAAGGCAAAGCACAGGGCGTGGTCATCGTTGGCCGTGCTGAAGATCAACTGGCAGGCGTAGTTACGCTCAACTGCAACGAGATGGAGGCGTCGCAACTCATGTTGGCGGCAAACGATTTTTTCGGCTTTCTAAACGTCCTCGACGCACCACCCAAGGAAAACTTTAATTGACCAAACCATACGACACGATCTTAACGATCGACTTCGAAACCTATTGGGACACCAAGATAGGTTACACACTAACAAAGATGACAACTGAGGAGTACATACGCCATGACTTATTTCACGCGTTTGGATGCTGCGTTCATGAGTTCGGATCTGACAGCCCAACTACGTGGGTTGGAGGAGATGGACTACGTGAATACTTTTCTGGAATCGATTGGGGACGAACCGCAGTGCTTGCGCACAACGCACAGTTCGATGTATCCATTATGGAGTGGCGTTACGGCGTACAGCCAGCCTTCATCTTCGACACCCTATCAATGGCGCGCGCTCTCAGAGGCGTTGAGGTTGGCAACAGTCTCGCCAAACTTGCAATCGATTTTGGTCTTCCCGCCAAAGGGACAGCCGTACACAGCACCAATGGTGTGGCCGAGTTGGACGAGGTCTTGGAATCTGAGCTATCGGACTATTGCAAACACGACGTATATTTATGCGAAAGAATCTTTGATCGCTTGGTCAAAGGATACCCGTCTAAGGAACTAAGACTCATCGACATGACCCTCAAGATGTACACGCGTGCGTGCCTTGAGCTTGACCCCAACATGCTGACCAACGCCATACTAGATGAAAAGGAAAAACGTGAAGCACTACTACAAAAACTTGGCGTGGAAGAAACTGCACTGGCATCGAACCCGCAGTTTGCTGCACTACTTGAGAAACTCAATGTGGTTCCGCCAACCAAGGTCAGTAAGACGACTGGGAAGCAAACACTTGCCCTCGCTAAGAACGATGCCCTATTTCAAACGCTACTCAACAGTGAACGTGAAGACGTTGCCCTACTTTGTGAAGCGCGTCTTCGGGTTAAATCGACCACTGAGCGCACCCGTGCCCAAAGGTTCCTTGACATCAGCAAGCGCGGAGCCTTGCCTGTCCCACTCTCCTACTATGGGGCGCAGACGGGTCGTTGGACAGCAAGCAAGGGTTCGGCCATCAACATGCAGAACCTCAAGCGAGGATCGTTCCTACGCAAAGCGATAATGGCTCCCGAAGGGCATCAGCTTGTTGTTGGTGACCTCTCGCAGATCGAGCCGCGAGTCCTTGCGTGGCTATCAGATTACACAGACATGCTCGGTATCTTCAGTGCTGGAGGTGACCCTTATGCCGCGTTCGGTGCGCAGATGTTTAACATCCCCAATCTCACCAAAGAGTCGCATCCTGACCTTCGGCAGTCGGCCAAGAGCGCGTTGCTCGGGTGCGGCTATGGATTGGGTTGGGC